AACTTCGGGACCGCGGCGCGTCCGAGGGAGAGGGTGTCGACGACCGAGAGGTCGGAGAGGTCGGCGTCGCCGGCCATCTTCTGCAGCATCGGCATGTCGAAGTTGGCGTTGTGGGCGCCGAGCAGCTTGGTGTCGCCCATCCACTCGCGGAACGCGGCGTAGACCGCGGCCGCGTCGGGCGCGTCAGCCAGGTCCTCGTCGGTGAGGCCGGTCAGGTTCTTGGTGAAGTCAGAGAGCGGCTGGCCGGGGTTGACGAGCATGCTGAACTCGTCGACGATCTCACCGTTCCGCATCCGGACCGCGGCGAGCTCGATCGCCTGCGCGTCACCGCCACGCTCGACGTCGAGGCCGGTGGTCTCGGTGTCGAGGACGATGATGTCCTGCCCGTTGATCCAGTCCTTCAGGCCCTGCCAGTCGTCGGGCGCGTCCGCGGCGAGCGGACCCGTGACGACTGGACGGCGCGGCGAGCGCGGACGCTGCGGGACCTCGGGCTGGTCCTCCTGCTCGGCGTCGCTCGGCTCGGGCGCGTCGGCGGACGAGGCAGACGGGGTGTTGAAGATGCTGTCCGGGATGCCGGCGATGACGTCCTGCAGGTCCTCGCCGAACGCCTTCATCTCAGGGCTGTCGTGCGCCTCCGCGGCGGACGAGACCTCAGACAGCGCGTTGCGGAGCTGCTCGGCGCTGTCGATCCGGCCCTCACCGGCCTCCGCGCCAATGTCCAGCGCCCGCTGCAGGAGGGCTACCGCGTCCGGGTCGTCTCCGAGACGGGCCTCGGCCTCGTCGACCGCGTCGCCGATGACCCCTCTGAGCTCGTCGACGCTGCCGGAGTCGTCCCGGTTGTTGTCGGTGTTGTCGAGCTCGGGGAGCTCGGCGATGACCGGCGCGTTCGCGTCCTCGGGCGACTCAGGTGCGGCCTCGGGCTCGGCGGGGGCAGCGGCGCCGCGGCGGGCGACCGGGACGTCCTGGTCACCCGGGACGATCTTCGCGGCGTCGGGACGGACGTTGCGCCAGAACGGGTCGGCGGCCGCTCGGGGGTCGTCGGTGATGCCCGGGTAGAGGCGCATGTTGCCCTCGTCCCCGAACGGTCCCTCGACCCGGGCGACCTCGCGGTTGCCGACGATGTCGCCAGGCTTGATGTCGCGGGCCTTGACGGTCTCGGGAGCGGCGGGTGCGGCGGGGGCGTCGGGGGTCGGTGCTGTGCCGCCGGGCGTGAGCGCGTTCGGGGCGCGCAGGATCGCGAGCGGCTGCTCCATCTTGTCGTGGGGGACCGCGACGATCCGGCCGTCGTCGAGGCGGACCCCGACGAGTCCGTTCGGGATGTCCTGGCTCACGACGGTGCCGTGGAACCACTGTCCCCCGCCCGGAGCTCCGGGGCTGCGGACCTTGAAGCGGGCGCCGCCACCCATCTCGATCCAGCGGCCGTACCGGTCACGCAGCTGCCTGCGGGCGCGCCAGCTTCGCGCGGCGGAGCTGTTGCCGCCGACCGCGACGAGCGCCCGGAGCGGCGGCTCGATCGCCGCGCGTACCCGGGGAGTCACCGTGTGGGCGGAGGCGGTGAGCGCGAGCGCTCGGTTCAGGTTCGCCACCCGCCGCGGGTCGCCGGGGGGAAGTCCGGCGCTCGCGGTCAGCAGGGCGAGGATCTCGGTGGCGCCGGTGTCGGACGCGACGTCGATCAGGCGGGCGAGCTCCGAGCGGTGCGGCTCCTGCGGGAAGAGGTCGGCGTCGCGGGTGCCGGCGGGGTTTCGGGTCGACAGCGCCCGGAGGAAGTCCTGCACGCGGCTGATCCCGGCCGACTGGCGGCCGCTGGAGGCGGTGGAGGCCGCGTCCAGGGTTCCCCGCTGGTACACCGCCTTGACGGCCTGGAGGCTGGTTCTGTGACCTCGGGCGGTGTTCCGGTTGTGGACCTCGACCCGGCGGCGCAGGTTCAGCTCCTCGGCCGCGCTCAGGGACCGCGCGCGGCGGCGGGGGGTCGAGGACGAGGCGACGACAGGAAGCACGGGTGGCTCCTTCGAGAGCGGGGTGCCGAGGGTGTACGTCGTCGTTTCGGGGCCGAGCTTCACGATCATGTCGTTCCAGATGACCGGCTCGGGACGCGGCAGGCTGGTCGCCGGCGGCATGCTCTCGTCGGTGTCGAGGTACTTGACGGTGACGTGCGGGTTGTACTCGGGGTACGTGCTCGCGGCCTCGACGAGGTTGTCGAGTCCGTGCGCCTGCATGTTCCGGATCAGGCTCTCGCGTAGGTTGTGGATCGCGGGCGTGCCCGGATCGAGCCAGTAGGGAGTTCCGTCTGGCGAGTTCTCGTCAGCCGGGAAGGTCCCGTGCCCGGCCGGGAACTCGCCGCGCAGCGGGTACGCCTCGAGGGCAGCTGCTCGCGCGGACGCGAGCAGCTTCTGCTTGTCGTCGTCCGTGAGCGAGCTGGCGTCACCGACGTACGCGAGCGTGACGTGCATGTCGTCCGGCGGCGTGCCGTCGGGGTGGTGGCAGCGGGCGGCCTGCCCGGCGGGGACCTTGAGCGCCACCATCGCGCCGTCGGAGTGGTCGGGGAGAGCGGCGGCCGTCAGGTTGAACACGAGGCCGCAGTCCGGGCACGTGTTCGGGCCGGCGCCGGACTCGCGCAGGTTACGGTGCAGGCACTCGCCGGGGCGCTGCGGGAACGGGTTGTGGGCTCGCGAGGTCATACGAGGTCCTCCGGCTTGAACACCTTCGGCTGCCCGTCGGCTCCGGGCGGAGTCGGCGGCGTGAGGCTGGACGGGTTCGGGGCCTCGCGGCGGGCGGACCCGGGACCCGCGGGCGGGGCGTCGTTGACGGACGGGGAGTCACCGCCGACCCCGGCGGGGGATCCGGGGCCGGCGGAATCGGGAGCGGCGCCGGGAGCACCGCCGGGAGCGCCGCCGAGGGCGGACACGACGTCAGGCGGAAGCGGCGCCGGGGAGGCGGCCTGCGAGGCCTCGCGGACCTTCGCCATGACATCAGGCGCGAACACCGCGAGCAGGGCCTCGGTCAGCTCGGGGGTGACGGCGCCCTTCTCCATCAGCTGCCGGAGCGCGAGCTCGGTAGAGTCCGGCATGTCGTCGTCCGAGAAGCCGTGCGCGCGCCGCCAGGCCGCCCCGGAGAGGAGGCCCTTGTCGTAGCCGGTGTCCGCGTCGTCGCTCTTGTTCGGGCGGGTCGTGACCTCGCTGGGGTCGTACCAGACGACGTAGCGGTCGAGCTCCGACTCCGCGACGCCCGCCGCGCGGAGTGCCGGGCGGAGGTAGACGACGGTGAGCGCGTCACAGAGGAGCAGCGCGAGCGGCTCGATGTGGCTGCGGAACAGCGACTCGTCGATGACGATCGCGTTCGAGTAGCGCACCTGGGAGTAGCCGGCGACGGCCTCCTTCGGGACGTCGATCCCCGCGAGGATCCGGTCCATCACCTTGTCGCAGCGGGTCGCGAGCGCCGGGTCAAACGAGCGCTCAAACTGGACGAGGCGGATCTTGTCAACGAGGTCCGCCGGGCCGCGCACGATGAGCGGGACGACCGCGCTGGCGGACTCCTCGTCCTGGATCGGCGCGATCGCCGACTCGATCAGGCTCTCCTCGAAGTCGTCGGAGTCGGTGTCCGCCGCGTCGTCGGTGGACGGGTCGCCGGCCTCCGGGTCCGGGGACGCCGCGGCGCTCAGGCCGTCCGGGAGAATGAGCATCCCGGAGTTGAGCCGTGAGCGGGCGGTCGCACGGAACGTCTTGTTGAGGAGGAGCAGCTCGGCGCACGCGTCGAGGAGCCCGCGCATGCTCGAGTCGGACTCGTCCGAGAAGCGCGGGTGCGGCCGCCAGATCCGGGCGGTGAACGCGTTCTTCGGGAGCGGCTTGCGGAACGCCGCGTCGTTGCCCGCGTCGCGGCGGGTGATCAGGCGGGCGGTGCCGTCGTTGAGGACCTCGAGCTCGTCCGTCGAGCGGATGTCCCAGCTCTCGGGCTGGTACGGGGTGCCGAGCAGGTGCGGCGCGGTCGCCGGGATCTGCACGAGGTAGCACTCGCCGGTGACGCAGAGGTTGAGCGCCGCGTGGCGGAGGAGGCCGGGCTGGCCGCCGAACGCGGAGTCGAGGCGCGCGATCGCGGCGATCGCCGCGCCGCCGCCCGGGGAGTCGCCGCCGGCGGGGGTCGGCGGGTCACCGACGTTGTCGATCTCGGC